TTTAATTGTATGTGCTAATGACACCCGAATACACCCTGCAAGCAGCCTGCGTCAAGTTGTTCAAACTCTTGAAGCCCCACGAAGAAGGGCGGTTGTTCCTGAACCTCAACAACCCCCGAAGCCGAACCAACGGTCATTTTCTCAAAGGCATCGGCCTGACCGCTGGGGTTGCAGACATGACCTATCTATCGGACAAAGGGGCTATCTTCTTGGAGTTCAAAGCCAATAAGGGCAAGCAGTCGCTCTCGCAGAAGTGGTGGCAATCAGTTGTTCAGGAGGCAGGGTACAGGTACGAGGTCATCCGAAGCGTTGAGGATTTTCAAACTTTAATTATGAGAACATGATAATTATCCCAATCACAAACGAACAAAGGGTAAGGGCTAATGAATTATACGATTTTAAAGTTTTAAACAACTCAATTACAAGCGGTAAAAGCAATATTTACGGGGCCATTGGAGAGATAGTTGTCTATGATTTTTACAAAAAAAGGGAAGCAAAAATTGACAATGAGGCAACCTATCATTATGATTTAATTATCAATGATTTTAGAATAGACGTAAAAACCAAAAGAACAACCGTTTACCCTGAAGAGCATTTTTTGTGCAGCATTTCAAATCATAATATCAACCAAGAATGCGATTTCTATTTTTTTGTTAGGGTCTTAGAAGATATGCGAACCGGGTTTTTATTGGGCTATAAATCAAAGGATGATTTTTTCAAGAACGCTCAATTTAATGAAAAAGGAAGTACCGATGTTAATGGATGGGTTTTTAAGGCCGATTGCTGGAACCTTCCAGTCAAAGATTTAGATAAATTCAAAAAGTAATTACAACCAATTAAACCAAACAAATAAACCCCCAAAACATGAGAAAATTAATTTTAGAACACAACGGCCTTTGCATCATTAACGCAACGCTTGAGCATACTGGCTTTCAAGGAGGCGACGCAGGACACGGAGGATATGTGGCTATGACCTTTCAAGATATGGCGTCAACATCAATGGAATGCTATGTGAACGATGACACATCAAGGGTTGAGCCAGTAAAAAAGATTGAAATCGTTTTCCGAGGCGACGACGAAAGGGATGGCTTGATTAAGATTCTCAAAGCCTTCGTAAGAGAATTGGAAGAAAACCATACCTGTTAGGTTGCAAGTGTGGAATAGTTGTGTAGATTTGTTCCATGGCCCGACTGCTACTGCTGCTCCTGCTGACCGCTTGCACCAACGACCGCCCTTGGAGGGTGATTGAGGTACGGGCCAAGGGTAACGCCTGCGAGTATGTGCTATCCCGAAGCAACGGATTCGGGCCACAAGTCAAGACCCTGACCGATTCGTGTGGGAGGTATCAACTTTTTCAAACTATACGCAATCGGGTATAATGAATGAGAAATCGGTCAATAAGCGTCATTATCGCATATAATGAATGATAAATCGTCAGCCTCTGGTCTTACCGAAAGCCCCCCAGCGTCAGCCTATAAACTTACCAACCAAACCCCAAACCGATGAAAACCACCCCACGACCTGAGTTTAAGGACTTAGTAGGTAAAACACTTACCGAAATCAAAAACAATAACGATGAATTAATTTTTATCGTTGACGATGGAACACGGTACAAGATGTATCACGCGCAAGATTGCTGTGAAACCGTTTCAATTGAAGACATCAATGGGGACCTGAATGACTTAATTGGAACGCCAATATTGATGGCAGAAGAGGTTTCAAACTATGAGCCAGACTCTGAAAAAGACGTTTTAAAAACTGAAGAAGCAAATGAATGGGGCTCGTGTACATGGACGTTTTACAAATTAGCAACGGCAAAAGGGTATGTGGACATTCGTTGGTTTGGCGAAAGCAATGGTTATTATTCACAATACGTTGACTTCGTTTGTGTTGTTGATAATGATGATGATAATGATTAATTTGATTTAAACCTCGCAAATTGTCCCATATAAACCCCAACCCCATGAAAACCACACCTATCGATTTCCGACGCTGGCAACTGCATATTCGCAAGGAGTGCGTCAACTGCAACCGCCCCGACAAATCCGAAACCATCAAGGCTTGGTCCGTCAACTGGACCCTGCTCGGTCGAATCCTTCAAGCCAAAAACGCTTAGTCATGGAATGGATTAAATGCTTGGACCGAATGCCGACACCTTACGAGCCAGTCCTGATATTCACGACCGACCGCAATCAAGCCTACGCATGGCTTGGGGATGGACGCTGGTACTACGAGCATCAAACGTGGTTCCTAATCGAAGTAAGCCATTGGATGCCACTACCCCCTAACCCGTTTTAATAAAAACCGATGAAAAAAGATTTTATCCCTTACGAACAAGCCCTTGCACTCAAAGGGCTTGGATTTGGTGAGCCTTGTTATGGGTGGTTTGATACAGGGTATTTGAGATTTGGTTGTTATGAATCAGAGTACGTCCAAGGTTTAGGAGATTTGCCTGCCCCCCTCTACCAACAAGCGTTCAGGTGGTTCAGGGAGAAGCACGGATTAAGGCACTTTATATTTGGCAAAGACACTGTGACCAATGAGTATGACAACGGCCATTACAACGCTGTTGTTCAATCCTCTTTAGTGTACCATTGTGACACCTACGAAGAAGCAGAACTCGCCTGCCTTAAAAAACTAATTGAACTTTCAACCAAGACGGCATAACCATGGACCTAATCTCACGAACCATCCTCGGATATACCGCAGAGGTCGTCGGAGTCAGCCCCGATGACATCTTGAGCGAAGTCAAGACCCAAGAACTGGTCCTTGCTCGCAGCATTTTCGCAGACATCGCCTACTCCGAATACCTCTACACCTACTGCCAAATCGGGCGAATCATCAAGAGGAACCACGCAACGGTCATGCACAACCTCGAAATCCTTGCGATAAACATGAGGGCAAGGCCCGACATCAAGTTTCTTCGTACACAGGTTTTAAACAGGACACGGGATTTTTTGCAACATTAGCAAGAACCCCCTCCATCTTTGCGTTAGTGAACGCAGAGGCTACCATCCTTGACCTTTATCGCAGCGGAGAAATCCGCAAGGCTTGCCTCACCATAACGGGGGGCAATCCGCTTTGGAAGGACCTCGAACAAGAGGTCGTCCTAATTCTCCTCGAAAAAGACCCCGACAAGATTACCAAGATGCAGGTCCAAGGCTACCTGCGTTTTTACATCGTTCGCCTCATCATGAACCTGTATCGAGGGAACAACAACCAATTTGCGAAGAAGTACCGCCACCACGACGAGCGGGTCGAGGTTGACCCCGAAACCCAAGAACTGGGCAAGGACTACGACTGCCTGCTTGATGACCTTTGGGGTATTGCCCAGCAAGAGATGGACTCTTGGGCGAAGGACGGAGCGTTCCCGTACGACAAAGAACTGCTGAACCTGCTAATGCAGACGGGGAATATGAAGGCGATGAGCCGTGAAACGGGCATCCCGTACAGGTCCATCATTTACTCCATCGAGCAGGCCAAGGCCAAAATCAAAACCGCAATCGAAGCCAATGGATACACTGGTATATCCCATCCTGATTAGCGCCTTAGCGACCCTTGCGGTCGTGGAGTTCCGGGTGCTGCCGGGATGGTTCTACGCTTTGCCCTTTGCGAAGCGGAAGCCGTTTTCGTGCATGACCTGCTTCGGGTTTTGGCTTGGGGTGTTGCTCACCCTGCCGACCTGCCAATGGTACTTGGCTCCTATCCTCGGCCTTGCCTCATCTGCCACCGCAATAATTATTCGGGAATGGACCTTCAAATGACAACCGACCAATTCATCGTGGCCCAAAAGCATCGCAAGTACTGGGACCAATATGTGGCATCGCTGACCATGCGACTGCCACCCGATGCCGTTGGTGAACTGCAAGCCATCCTTACCGCTCACGGGCGACCTCCCACGAATTGGTGGTGCGCAGACTGCGTAAAATCGGCCCTTCAATACATTTACCTACAAGCGGACCTGTTCCTCGAAGTCAACCAAAACACCGTTACAATCCCACTAAGCAATGCCCCTGCCAATCCCGAACAATAATGAGTCAAGAGAAGGCTTCATTGGTCGCTGCATGAGCAATAACCAAACCAATGCAGAGTTTCCTGATACGGCTCAAAGATTGGCCGTTTGCGGCTCAACGTGGGAGAATCACAAGAGGCAGCAATTCGAGTCTTATTCGGACTACGGCCAAGAGATTCGGTCGAATGCCAAGCGAGGGATAGAACTCAACGAAAGGAACGGCAACAAGTGTGCTACCCAAACAGGCAAGGTCCGGGCGCAGCAGTTAGCCAACGGGGAAGCCATCTCGGTCGAAACCATCAAGCGGATGCACTCCTACCTGTCAAGGGCCGAAACCTACTACGACAACGCTGACGATACCTCGGACTGCGGTTACATCAGTTACCTCCTTTGGGGCGGCAAGTCGGCTCTCTCATGGTCAAGAAATAAACTCCGAGAACTTGGCGAACTCGAAGGCGAAGGATGACGAAGCCCAAGTGCAGGCTCGGATGGACTCGCTGATGATGGTCATCACCACCCTATGCGACTGCATCGGAGCGGTGGATGATTCGAACTCCCCCAACGCATTTGCCGTGAAGATGAAGATAGTGGACAAGATTGACGAACTCATAGACAAAATCGAATACTGATGCAACGAGGCAGGCCAAAAGCATTTGAAACCCCCGAAGAACTTTGGGCGATTTTTGAGCAATACTGCACGGAAACCAAGTCCAAGCCCATTATCGTTAAGGATTGGGTTGGACCCAAGGCCATGGAAGTGTTGAGGGAAAAGGAATGCCCATTGACCTTTGACGGCTTTACGCTTTACATTTGGAAGTCAGGGGTTGCCAAGGGAGTTGACCAATACTTTACGAATCCTGACAACAGGTACGAAAATTATGTGGAGGTCTGTTCACGCATAAAGCAGGCCATAAGGGAGGACCAAATCCGAGGGGGCATGGCTGGCATCTATAACCCATCCATCACTCAACGCCTCAACAACCTCGTGGAACGTCAAGAGAACACGGTTCACATCGAGCAGCCCCTATTCCCCGACAATGACTGATGCCGGTAAAAGAGCAGGAGAAGTTCATCCGAACCACGGCCGTAAATAAGGTCCGTGAGTTAAAGCGGTTCGTCAAAGGGGTACAAGGCGGCTCGTCCGCATCCAAGACGTACTCCATCCTTGCCGTTGAGATTGACTATTGCACTAAGAATCCCTACACGGAAACGAGCGTTGTAGCCGAGTCCATCCCACACCTCAAGCGTGGGGCCATGAGGGACTTTATGAAGATTATGACCGTGACTGGGCGGTTCAATGCTGCCCGATGGAACGCCACCGACTTTCGGTACAAGTTCGCTAACGGGTCTTACATCGAGTTCTTTTCGGCTGACGATGACTCCAAGTTAAGGGGTGCAAGGAGGGACAGGCTCTACATGAACGAGGCCAACAACCTATCCTTCCACGCTTACACGGAATTGGCAGCACGGACCAAGCAGTCGGTCATCCTTGACTGGAACCCGGTCAACGAGTTTTGGTTTCACTCCGAACTGATGCAAGACGAGGACGTGGACTTCCTCATTCTAACCTACAAGGACAACGAAGCCTGCCCCAAGAGTGCAATGGACTTCATTGAGAAAGCGAGGGTCAAGGCTGAAACTTCGGAGTATTGGGCTAACTGGTACAAGGTCTATGGACTTGGTCAAGTCGGGACGCTTCAGGGAGCCATCTACGAGGACTTCGAGGTGGTGGAGGGGATAGATGTCAGCCGAGCGAAATTCGTCGCCTTAGGGCTTGACTGGGGGTTCAGTAACGACCCTACGGCCTTGGTAGCAATATACCGCCAAGGGGACTGCTTGCTCATCCAAGAACTGCTCTACTCCACGGGGCTAACCAACCAAGACATCGCAGACAAGTTGCGGTCGCTCGGCATTACAAGGGCTTGGGAAATCGTGGCGGATTCAGCAGAACCCAAGAGCATCGAGGAAATCTACCGTCTTGGCTTTAACATCAAGCCAGCGGAGAAAGGCCCCGACTCAGTTAGGAACGGGATTGACATCCTGAAACGATTTAAGTTGCAGGTTACCAAGGATAGCACAAACCTTATCAAGGAACTGCGGTCCTACACTTGGGCAACCGACAAAGAGGGCAAGAACACGGGGGTTCCGATTGATTCCTTCAACCACGCCTGCGATGCGATGCGGTATGTGGCACTTAACAAATTGAGGGTTAGCAACTCAGGGAAGTATGTTGTGGTGTAACTTTGCAGTACTAAACCCCTAAACAATGACACAGGAACAAATCAGACGATTAAAGCAATGGAATGTTGAAATCATATTCTTTGACCGAGGATGCCTTGTCAAGGTGGGATGCAAGTCATTTGCCTCTGAGAGCATTGAGGAAGCGATGGCAGAACTTGTGGCATACACCA